TGAACTCGTTCTAGAACCGGGGCAATTTGCCCTGCCTGAAATCCAACCCGTCGAAGCGCCAGCGCAAGACGCAACAGACGATGAAAAAGCCACCATGCTGCCAGAGCCGACAGGCTGGAAGTTGCTGTGTGCCGTACCCGACATCTCCGAAAGGATTGACGGTACTGAGCTTGATCTCGTGAAAGCCACCTCCTCCATGCGCCAAGAAGAACATGCAACAACTGTTCTGTTTGTGCTCAAGGTTGGCCCAGACGCGTACAAAGACCAGACCAAGTTCCCCGCAGGAGCATGGTGCAAAAAAGGTGACTTTGTGCTCGTGCGTACATATTCCGGTACGCGCTTTAAGATTTTCGGAAAAGAGTTCCGGCTCATCAATGATGACCAAGTGGACGCTGTTGTGCAAGACCCTCGTGGGCTTACCCGCGCTTAAAAGGAGTAGATATGGCCGAATACAAGTTCCCCGACGAACTTGATGACGACAAGAATCAGAAGGTTGAAATTCAAACCGAAGATGATGTTGAAATTGAAATCGTTGACGACACACCTGAACAGGATCGTGGTCGTCGCCCCCTTGACAAAGAGGTAGCAGACCCAACCGATGATGAGATTGAGTCATACACCCAAGGTGCCCAAAAACGCATCAAAGAGTTGACCCACGCCCGTCACGACGAACGTCGAGCCAAAGAGACCCTTTTACGGGAAAAGCAAGAGCTTGAGCGTCTTGCACAGCACTACGTCAGTGAAAACAACAAACTAAAGCAGTACGTAAGCAACGGCACAGAACAGTACGGCGCAATGGCCAAGTCTGCTGCCGAGGCTGAATTGGACAAAGCACGCCGGGATTACAAGGCCGCACAGGAGTCTTTTGACTCTGATGCCATCCTTGCCGCCCAAGAAGCGTTGTTTGAAGCCAAAACAAAAGTGCAAAATGCGCAGAATTTTCGTCCACCCCCTTTACAGAACGAAAATTATGAGGTACAACAGCGACAACAAGCACCCGAACCGGTGCGTGCTGACGAAAAAACCTTGCGCTGGCAAGCAAAAAACCAGTGGTTTGGCACAGACGGGTTTGAAGAAGTTACCAGCTTTGCACTAGGGCTGCACCAGAAACTAGTCAACAACGGGGTCGATCCCCGCAGCGATGATTACTTCGAGCAGATAGATGCTCGCGTGAAGTCGAAGTTCCCTGAAGTTTTCGGTGGAAGCGACGAAAGGCCTAGGTCGAGTGAGACTCCGAGGCGTCCATCATCCGTGGTGGCCCCTGCATCACGTTCAACCGGGACAAGGAAGATACAGTTAACGCCAACACAAGCGGCGTTAATTAAAAAGTACAACCTCGACCCGAAAAAATATGTTGCAGAAGTTTTAAAATTGGAGAATCAAAATGGCTGAAAACCGTAACCCTCGTGACAATGTGTCACGCGAAAAGCAAGCTCGTGCTGTATACGTACCGCCGACTGCACTGCCCGATCCGACACCTGAACCCGGATATATCTACCGTTGGGTAGCTACACATGTCTTGGGTCAGCACGAACCGACCAACGTGTCACGCAAGTTCCGCGATGGCTGGGAGCCGGTGAAAGCAGTAGATCATCCTGAGTTAATGATTGTTGGTAGTGAAAAAACGGGTAACGTTGAAATTGGTGGCCTAATGCTTTGCAAGATGCCTTCTGATAAAGCGGATGCACGTAATGAGTACTACGACAAACAAGCTCAGAACCAGATGGAATCAGTGGACAACCACTTCATGCGAAACAACAATCCGATAATGCCGCTGTTTGCCGAGAAAAAATCGTCAGTCAGTCGCGGAGCCGGATTTGGTTCAGGTTCTAAATAAACAAGGAGTCCTTAAATGGCATCAGTAGCATCCCCTTACGGCCTAAAACCCGTAAATGAGTTGGGCGGCACACCATATGCAGGTGCGACCCGTTCTTATCTCATCGACCCCGCAGGCACTGCCTCGAGCATTTACAACGGTTCGCCCGTGTATGTGAACTCGTCTGGCTATCTGGCTGTGGCAACCGCAACCGGCGCTGACGCGACCACCAATGGCTTTCCTACTGGCACCGCTAATACCGGTATCGTGGGTGTGTTCGTTGGCTGTTCGTACATCAACACGCAAGGTCAAGTGATCTATGCACAGTACTACCCCACAGGTGTTACTGGCGTAATTAACGCTTACGTTGTGGATGATCCCGGTGTTGTGTTCCAAGTCCAGTCCGCTGGTACTGTTGCACAAACTGCATTGGGCGCAAACATATTCTTCTCAACCAGCGCTGTGGCAACAGGCAGCACATCAACAGGTAACTCTACGGCTTCTGTCGTGGTTGGTTCCTCTGCTGTGACTACCACCGCAGCTTTCCGTGTTGTTGGGTTCGTTAATATGCAAGGCTTCTCGACTGTAGGCGATGCTTACACCGACATACTTGTCAAAATTAACCCCGGCTATCACTCATTTACCAACGCAGTTGGCCTGTAAGGAGTAACTCAAAATGGCAATTTCACGCGCACAACTACTGAAAGAGTTGCTCCCCGGACTGAACGCATTGTTTGGTATGGAGTACGCACGCTACGGCGAAGAGCACAAAGAAATCTACGAAACAGAGAAATCTGAGCGTAGCTTTGAAGAAGAGACCAAGCTTGCTGGTTTCGGTGCCGCTCCCGTAAAGAATGAAGGTTCTGCAATTTCTTATGACAATGCGCAGGAAGCTTTCACCGCACGTTACAACCACGAAACCATTGCTCTGGGTTTCTCGATCACTGAAGAAGCGGTCGAAGATAACTTGTACGACAGCCTGTCTGCTCGTTACACCAAAGCTCTGGCCCGTGCCATGTCCTACACCAAGCAAGTCAAAGCCGCTTCCGTTATCAACAACGGTTTCAACGGTTCATACTTGGGCGGTGACGGCGTTACCTTGTTTGGTAACAACAGCTCCAGCACTCGTGTTGGCCACCCGCTGGTGAACGGCTCTGTTAACTACAACAGCCCCACCACTGGTGTTGACCTGAACGAAACCTCTTTGGAAAATGCCGTGATTCAAATCGCAGCATGGACTGATGAGCGTGGTCTGTTGATCGCCGCCAAGCCTCGCAAGATGGTTATTCCACCTTCACTGATGTTCGTTGCCAAGCGTTTGCTTGACACTGAACTGCGTGTCTCTACTGCTGACAACGACATCAACGCGTTGAAGCAGATGGGTGCAATCCCTGAAGGCTACACCGTCAATCACTTCTTGACCGATGTCAACGGCTGGTATTTGATTACTGACGTTCCCAACGGCATGAAGCACTTTGAGCGTATGCCTCTGGCTAACTCAATGGACGGCGACTTTGATACCGGCAACGTCCGTTACAAAGCTCGTGAGCGTTATAGCTTCGGCTGGTCTGATCCCCTCGGTATGTGGGGTTCTGCTGGCGCGTAAGCAAAAGCTGAAAAGGGGGCTAGCGCCCCCTTTTCTTTTGAGGTATATTCAAACCATTCCGGGGTTTCCGGTGTATCTGACAGTCCCGGCTGACGACATGCAGACAGATACGCTAACTTGCATGTAAGGAAAAATCATGGCACGCACTACGTTTCAAGGCCCAGTTCGTTCATTGGCGGGTATGTACAACCAAGGCCCAGCCGCTGTTGTTGCAATCACTGCTTCAACCACATTAAACCCCACCGATCACGCTGGCCGCATTATTTCTGTTGGTGGCACATTGGCCGCAGATGTCGTTTTGACTTTGCCCGCCATTGACGTTTCAACTAACCCCACAACCTCTGGCCCCGGCCAAGACCCAAGTACATCAAACAACCAAGGCGTTGTGTACACAATCTGGGTTCCCACAACCATTGCTACCAGCTCATTGAAGATTGGCACAAACGGCACTGACAAGTACGTTGGCACAATCCTTTTGAATGACACTGACAGTGACGGCGCTACTATGCTGGGTTACTCAGCCGCAGCCGCAAACGACTTCATCAATTTGAATGGCACAACCACTGGTGGTGTTGCTGGTTCATGGGTGCAGATTTTTGCAATCGCCGCCAACAAGTACATGGTCAATGGTTTGGTGATGGCTACTGGTTCTGTTGCCACACCGTTTGCCAACTCTTAATCAACCCAACGGGGCTTCGGCCCCTGTTAAATCAGGAGTTTGATTATGACAATGCAGACAGACGTAAAAGCCGCGCACGTAGAAGCTACAGGCACAGTGGTATCTGAGCGCAACCGCCTAAAGGCATATCATTGCATTTCTGGCGGAACAGCGGGAGATGTTATTTTCCGAGACGGGGGTGCTTCTGGCACGATTCGTTTGCAATTTAATATTGGCACTGGCACGCAACCAATCACGCTATCTGTTCCGGGCGAGGGCATTTTGTTTACAACAGACATTCATGTAACGCTACCCGCAACCGCAAAAATTACGACGTTCTATGGCTAAGTCAGCAGCATGGACACGCAAGGAAGGGAAATCCGAGAAGGGCGGCTTGAACGCCAAAGGTCGGGCTTCCTACAACAAGGCGAACCCCGGCAAGCCGGGTCTGAAAGCTCCTCAACCAGAGGGCGGCAAACGCCGCGACTCTTTCTGCGCCCGGATGGAAGGCATGAAGAAGAAGCTGACAAGCGCCAAGACCGCAAAAGACCCAGATTCGAGGATTAACAAAAGCCTTCGGGCTTGGAAATGTTGAGGTAAATCATGGCAAAGAACATCAAAGCACCGGATGAACCGGATGACGCATCAGCAGGCCGAAAGTTTGGCAAAAACGAACCCGGTATGCCTGAGATGCTTGGTAGCGGTATCCGGGTTACCCCGTTGCCTATTGCTACGCCCGATGCTGCAAAAAACCTGAAAATGGATAAAGGTCTTGCTCCAGCAAATGTGGGTAAAGACGTGAAGATGCAGAAACTGGCAAAAGGCGGCATGACAGCTTCCAAACGTGCAGACGGCTGTTGCGTCAAAGGCAAAACAAAGGGTCGGATGGTATGACAGAACACACAGACAACGTAAAAAACGTATTGGATTTCGTGGCTATTTTCAGCACGTTTGGCGCGTTCTTGGAAATGTTTAACCCACTGTTTGCCTTGATTGGCGCAGTAGTGGGGGCCATGCGCATTTACGAAATGGCCACAGGTAAAGATTTTTACAAACTGCTCAGTAAAAAGAAGGCAGACGATGCCGAGCACGAGTAAGAAGCAACACAATTTCATGGCGGCGGTGGCTAACAACCCGTCGTTTGCCAAGAAAGTCGGAGTCCCGCAGTCTGTGGGCAAGGATTTTTCAACTGCCGACAAAGGCAAAACTTTTAAAAGAGGTGGTGATATGGCTAAAGCAAACCCGTTCATGGAAATGATTGCCAAGAAAAAAGCGATGGCAGCAGGTAAGAAACCAGAAATGCCAATGAAGAAGATGGCCTCTGGCGGCATCACTTCTGCCAAGATGGGTTCAGTAAAAACTGCTGCCCCCAGCCGTGATGGTGTTGCTGTCAAAGGCAAGACCAAAGGCAAAATGATTACCATGAAATCCGGCGGAAAGATGTGCTGAGATGAGAGCCAGCCGTGGAATGGGGGACATCAACCCCTCCAAAATGCCCAACGGTGTGAAGAAATCACGCCGCGATGACACCGACTTCACTCAGTACAAAAAGGGTGGAGCCGTGTGGGACAAACCACGGCCAAAGGATTTGGGTGCCCCCAAGAAACTGTCTTCCGACAAAAAAGCCAAAGCTAAGGCTGCGGCAAAAGCTGCTGGTAGACCCTACCCCAATCTGATTGACAACATGCGGATGTCTAAATAATGGCGAACACCTCTGGATCAACAGGCTTCAATTTAGACCTCACCGAACTGGTAGAGGAAGCTTTTGAGCGTGCTGGTTCAGAGTTGCGCACCGGTTATGACTTGAAAACTGCACGGCGATCACTGAACTTACTGTTTGCTGACTGGGCAAACCGTGGCATCAACATGTGGACGTTTGAGCAGGGCACGATTACCTTTGAGCAGGGGTTAAATACCTACGCCATCCCCACCGATACGGTGGATTTGCTGGATCATGTGATCCGAACCAACGCAAACGTGGCCGCAACCCAGTCAGATTTGACAATCACACGCATCAGCGTGTCAACCTACGCAACCATCCCCAACAAACTGACCCAAGCCAGACCGATTCAGGTCTGGTATCAGCGTCTGGATGGCCAGAATGCTCCTTCTGGCGTGACTTTGGCGACCACCATCACGTCCACAGACACCACAATCACCCTCTCCAGCACAGTTGGTCTGGCCACATCGGGCTACATCACGCTGGACAGCGAGACGATCTACTACACATACGTGGACGGCAACGACTTGGGTGACTGTTTCCGTGCCCAGAACAACACGACCGCCGCAGCCCACACCGCTGGCGCGGCTGTCTACGTACCCAACCTCCCCCGAATCACTGTCTGGCCCACTCCTGATGGCTCCCAAACCTATCAATTCGTGTACTGGCGCATGCGCCGGGTGCAGGATGCTGGCAGTGGTGTCAACGTCATGGACGTTCCCTTCCGTTTTGTGCCCTGTATGGTGGCTGGATTGGCCTACTACATCGCTTTGAAGGTTCCGGGTGGCATGGATAGGTTGGTGGTGCTGAAAGCCCAGTATGACGAGGCTTGGATGTCGGCGGCGGATGAAGATCAAGAACGCGCCGCGTTGCGTCTCGTGCCCAGACAGATGTTCATTGGGGGCGGCTGATGGGAAATCGGTTTGCCAGTGGCAAAAACTCAATTGCCGAGTGCGACCGTTGCGGTTTCCGGTTCAAGCTCACGGCGCTCAAGAAGCTCGTTGTCAAAACCAAGACATACGACTTGAAAGTGTGCCCTGAGTGCTGGGAACCAGATCAGCCGCAGTTGTTGCTGGGTATGTACCCAGTGGATGACCCGCAAGGGGTGCGTGATCCGCGTCCTGACCTGAGCTACCAAGTATCTGGGCGCACAGGTTTGCAAGTGGTTGAGACGGATAGCACTGCCGAAGATGCACAGGGCATACTCAGTGGGGGTAGCCGGATATTTCAGTGGGGCTGGAACCCGGTTGGTGGAGCAGCGTTCTTTGACGCAGCTTTAACACCAAATAACTTGGTTTTAGTGGTGGAACTTGGTACAGTTACGATTGCAACG